CACGCTTAGATGCGTTTCAATAATGTTTATCAGTGGAGGTTACTCAAAGAGTGCCCCCATCTGAGAAAGACAGATATTGAGAGTAGGGAATTACCCTTACTTGACACCTCACTTTCCGGGATGATTGACAGATAGGATACCCGCCAGCCGGCATGCCTAATCAGTCTCAGGCCCCTAAGGACCATAACCGCCGCATGATCACCTGACGTACGCATTATTCGTGCAGTACCGTCATGTCGTTCATCCGTTTAATAGGTCGGGCTTAGATCCCTCAGCTGGTTGCTCGCCTTACTCCTTTTGGGAGTGGTCGAAGTCCAGCACACCATTAAAGTGCCAAATAAACCTCATTCTAATTCTCCAAAGTACTTCAAGGCACCCTATAAAAGGGTAACATTAAGCCTTGGGGAGCGATGGTAGAATTAGCCTAAGATTCCTCTCAGGGTTAAATCCAGATATTTAAGTTATCGGACAACACGCTTCCACAACCGCGTCCAACGTGGGAGAGTCACACGAGGTGTGCTCTGAACCCGTTTAGACGACTTAGGGAAGAAGGGCAATGACCCCAAGATGGTATCTATTGAATCCATCTTGATGATCAGAGCCTCCCACTCTAAGGCGGAAGTTACCAGCGTTATGTCCTCAAGGGCAGTTTGGATTGCTCGGATTTCACTAAGGGTGTCCAGATAAAATTCGCGATATACATATTCAAAAAGAGTATGCATAAAACGAAGTTCCGCAGCAGATAAATCTCGTTGGAATAATTCCGACAAGAATGCCAACTGTGGAAAATCTGTTGTCCCATAGTGTGATCGAGTGCGGTCAACCGTTACGAGAAGTATTACCTTCTTCATAGCCGGTCGCATATCCTCAATCTTCTGTAACAAGGAACTCTTCAATGAATCGAAGAGAGCTTGCATAGAAGATTCAGGAATGTTCGCTTTCCGACCATCTCCCATATATGAGAGAAAGTCGAGAACCGAATTTGACGCAATCGATCCAGGAGCCGCCCACGCAAGCATAAGCCCGCGTGCTCGGGATCCTAAATCCGACAAAGAGGAATTCATCGAACCAATGGTCCGGTACCCGAATCCGAGTACCGAAGCCAAAGTTGACCGTGAGATAGCGTACTTACGAGCTAACTCAATGGCTGCCGAGATGGATCGGACCGCCGCCTTTACCTCTAGAAGAGGAATAGGGGAAGCCGAAACACCTCGGACGATGAATCTCTTTGCAAACTCAAGGGCATCTCCTTTCAGGGAGATCAAGCTTTTATGAAGTCCAATCTGGACACCAATCAAAGCCATCACCTCCTGATAGGCCTTAGCCACTCGAGTATTGGCAATTACGACATCATCCCCTAAGATGGCGTAATCTCCAAACCACTCCCCGAGTTTACTTACTCCCGAGCGAAAGGCAGCCCACTGCACCAAAGAATGGTGAGTGAATGCGAGCATGGCCCATGAGGTCAATGCCCCCATAGGTTGCCCGACCCGATACCATACTTCCTTCAGTCCAGTCGCCTCAGCGGCGTCTTTCGGAAGGACGTATGGTCGTCC